CAACTTGTATCCATAACACAACAGGACCTATAAAAGCAATTACCCGTAATCCCTTTGCAGTAAACATTTTACCAACAAGACCACTAATCTTTTTAAAGGCACCAAGTGCTACCTTAGGAACTTTTTGTCCCTTAGCTCGCATTTCTTCGTTAAATATAGCGTCAGATAGTTTAGTTCCTGTTTTACTAAATTTTGCAGCACCTTCAGGATTTTTACTAGAAACGTTAAATTGTTGAATAGTATTTAACAGAGCAAGTTGATTAGGAAATGATATAGCTTTACGTTTAATAGCGTTTTTTAATTGTTCAGGTGATATTTTTGCAAAAAAAGATACGCCATTGGCCCTTAACCGGGGTTGCCACTTTCCATTAACCTTATCATGCACCGCCCATTTACCGTCTCTAGCATTGTAGACTGATTTCATTCTTTTGTCTGTTATAGTAGTTTCATCAGGGATATGGCTACCAGTGGGTTTGAATTTTTGCATAGCTTTAGAGTCTGACCAGTCTTTATAAGCAGCTACACCAAGATCAACAGCTACACCTGCTAAGGCATTAACAGCAAGTCCTATTAAAATACTTGAGATAATTATCGCTTCATCTAAGCGTTGTTGTTCGTAATCGTTTTCAAATTGTATTACTTCTAAAACTTTCATTTGCGTTCCAATATTATTAACTAGTAGTATTTATGTCGACTATATACATTAAATACTCTTACCATGAACAAACATTACACTATATATAAAAAATCACTATTAGATAGTTCTATAACAGAGCTCGGTACGATATACCAGTTTTGTCATGTTGAATCATCTATAAACTCATTCAAATATATATATCCAGATCACGAGTTGTATTACGAAACTATTGAAACATCAGATGTTAGGAAAGGCTTTGGCCGTGATCCTGAACTACATTAACGATTGTACTTGTTAGATATTGTATATCTAACAGAAATGAGCTAAAGCTCATTTAGTTTATCGCTAACGCTCAAACTAATTTATTTAATTTAATATAAAGAGCAATGTTACGTAGTAACATTGTAATTGCTTTATGTAGATTGTTTTAGTCAGACGGAACCTGTTACGGTTCCATCTAATCTCAAAAACTTTATGTGAGTAGTCACAGCCGAGATTCGGAAGTAGGTAATTTTTTATACACAAGTTTGATGGGCTCTAATCTTTCCCAACCTACATCGACATTATGTAACATAAAGGATACATTAAGCTAGTTAATGTACATTATATGTAACAATATTCCCCCGCTTCGTTCCTGTTGCTAAAGGGTTTTTACAAACTATGTTGTGTTTTTCGACTGCCAACATGCAATCTATATCAACCTGTAAGCCCAATTTGTTTGATGGCTTCCACACTCTGGTGTGTCGATCAATATGTACGTGTGCTTCTATACGAGAGCTTTTTCCACAGCGGAGTTACTAAACTGGCCCGCCAACCTTAAGTGTTGGTTTGTTTTGCCTGTATGTGGTATTCTAGTAATGCCTGTTTAAGTTTGTCTGATCCGCCGACTCTAACATTAATAATACCATTATAGTATTCATCTGTTTCAAGTACTCGCCTATCAAACTGCTCTCTTGCCTCTATGTAGGACATTTCTCCCCTACCTTTACATAGGTATAGTATTTCTCGTGTAAAGTTATCTGCGCCTAGTGTTGCAACGTCTGCGTTCAGTCTATCACTGGAGCCATAATATTCTCTCCAGTCACTTTCTTTAGTTCCGCGACGTTTATTCTTTTTGCCTTTAAGTGGTGGCTTAGTAGTTTTAAACTTTGCTAGTTTCTTGCCTATGTATTTTTGGCCTGTAGTGGTGTTGGTAATAAGGTAAACAAATCCTTCGTAGTCGTCCGGTATTTGGTCAATCGTGTTACCTTGATAAGTCCACTGCATTATGTACTTATCAGTAGAGCCTATTAAATGCGACCTTTCTTGACATTGTACACATGATGTATTTCTTCCATGCGTAGTTTTGATAAACGGCGAATTTCTCGCAACCATTTCCTGCTGCTTGCATGAGTTCTATGAGAATGTCTTAATTCAAATGCATCATTTGTTTTAAAATATTCTAAATATGCTTTAGTTAATTGATCGTGAACGTCATCTTCCATAAAATTTACCTACTCTACAATGTCAATGTCGTTTGCGTAACTAGTAAACCCGTTTTCTTTAACAACACGCATTACATGGTTAACTCGACCAATAAGTTCGTCTTTGTGTGAAATAAGATATACATTTTTCTCTCCTTCACGCCCCATTTTCTTAAGAACTGCAAGTGCGCCTTCAACACCGGCAGTATCCATACCACTATCTATTAATTCGTCAATAAACAATAAATTAATTTTTTGATATAAACTTTCCCAAACATCTCGGAATGCAAAACTCATACCAAGTATAAGTCTATTACGTTCGCCTCTAGATAAGTTATCAAAATCTAAATCTTGACCTAGCTGTGTTATTTCAACACTTAAATCATTTTGAAATACAACTTGATGTGGAAGACCAAGTTTATCTAAGAAATATGTAAGCCTGTTGTTAAGGTATGCTAAGTTTTGATCAATAATCTTTTTACGAATGAAGCTATCTTTATTCGTAAGTAGCTTTAACAAAAACTCTTGATGCTCTTTAAATCCAGTTAACTGATTAACAATTTCCCAGTTAATTTGTTGTATAGCACTATTATTTAATTCGTTAATTTGTGCTTGATAAGGATCAACTTCATTCTCTTTGCTTGTAAGAGCTTGCTTTAAACTATCTACATTTGTTCTATGATCGTATGCTTCTTTAGCACGTTCATAGAACGTATTAGGCTTGCCATTAATGTCGCCAATCTTTTCAAGACCTTGCATAACGTCAGTTACTTTGGCACTAATCTCGGATTGATATGCAACAGCATCAGCAAGTTCTTTAGTTTTACGCTTTGCGATCTCTGTTTTTTTGTCTGCATGTAGTTCTTGACCACAAGTATAACATGTTGCATTATCTAAATCTACGATGTCTTTAGTTGCCTTTCCAACAGACTTACCAGCACGTAATAGTGCTGGCTCTAATGTGCTTAATTGTTTTTTAAGAGCCATTATTGCATTATTATGATCAGACCAATTGCTTAATTTTTCATGAGATTCAAGTTCTGTATTAATATCTAAATGCTCTAACTCATCGATACCGCTTTGTAACTTTTGTACATCATTACCCTTCTTAACGACCCATGCATGTTGAGTTTTTTGTAAATTTTCAATAGTTGCACTAATTTTTTCGTTTGAAGATTGTATAGCATTAATCTTTAGTGTTTCTTCTTGAATTAACTCTTTTGTATTACGAGTTTGATCTTTAAGTGCTTCGGCTTTTTCAGACAATATAGTAATACCAAGCAGTTGCTCAATAATAGCACGTTGATCGTTCTGCCTCATTGACAAGAACGGTTCGGTATATGTATTAAGTGCTACAATGTGCTTAAACATATCATGTGACATGTCTAATAGTTCTTGAATATATTGTTGAGTCTTCCGTGAGTCGCCTTGTGACTCATCTGTCATTTCTTGTTCTTGATTGTTAACGAAGAATTTAAGTATATTTGGTGAACGCCCACGTTCAATACGATAATCAACATTATTCTTTTCAAAGTGTAATGTAACTAACATACCTTTGTTATTAGTCTTGTTGATTAAGTTGTTACGTTTAATATTTGTAAGAGCAGTGCCGTACAATGCATAAGACAATGCGTTAATGATAGTAGTTTTACCAGTACCATTACGACTTCCGTTATCATCTCCGCCTTGATCTAGGTTTTCACCTAGTACCAATGTTAATTGTTGCTGGTTAAAATCAACAGCTTGTGTTTGATTACCAACGCTCATAAAATTCTTAACTGTAAGGTCTTTAATTTCTATCATAGGTCGCTATAAATGTCCATAAGGGTTTTTTTATTAAAGTTGTCGCTGTCTATTGCAGCAATTTCACCTGCAACAATTTGATCTACTGATTCAAATTGTTGAATGTCCAACTCGGTGGTTATTTCTTCAATCTGTTTTTGTGGTATTAGAGAAATTTCTCTACACATATTTTGATTAATAAATGTTTCTTTAATAAAACTAGCTTCTTCGTAACTAATTGGAACATCAATAGTAACACGAAGATACATTTTATTTTTAATAATAGTTTGTTCGGGATCTAACAGTTGACTTAACTTAACAGTTCTATATTTAGGACAATCATCCCAATTAATATATTCAGGAGCTTTGTCATTCTCGCGATCAAGAATCATCATTCCTCGATCGTCATCCCATGCATCAGCATAGTTGTGCGGAAATGCATTACCAATATAATGTATTACTCCTTGCTGTTGTCTCTTATGAAAGTGTCCACTAAACACATACTGCTGATTTTCAAAAGAGTCTGCTTTTAAATCACCGTGATCTGGCATTTGCACCATAGCATTCATATAAAATGTAGGTAGTTCAAAGTGTCCAAATACATATTTGCTCTTTATCGACTTAACTTGCTTCCATTCTTCGCCAACTAGCCAAGGGATAATAGTTACATCTTCAATTGTAGTAATTTTATCAACAAAAGTAATTCCGGGAATATGTCTAGCAAATGCTGTTGAGTTAATATCTCGTTTATCTTTGTAATATAAGTCATGATTGCCGTCAAAGAAGAAAAACTGCTCAAATGCAGCACCTAGTTTTTCCATACACCGGATAGTTGCATCCATTGTAGTTAAGTTAAGACTGTTTCTGTTGTGATGCCAGTCTCCACAAAAAATACCAGTCTCACAACCGTTATCTTTTGCATTTTGAATAAACCAATCTACAAAGTCTTCACAATCATCATTGTGTACCTTGCTGTTACCTTTTAATCCTAAATGGATGTCGGTAAAAACCGCCGCTTTTTTAAACAAAGTTATTCCTCTTACTTTTATTATACGTTATAGTTTCTTTTAATGTGTTAATTTACTTTATTCTTAGCGTCAGCTTCTCTTTTCATATAAGATTCCCACTCGCCTGCATGTTGTCTAGTATAACTAGGATCCATGCCGTTTTGCTCTAAAATATCATCTCTAATGTTTTGATTACGTTTTTCTAAGTTAATAACTCGAACAAAACTATTTGTTACAGCGGCGGTATAGTATGCAAACGGGTTATCTGACTTAGATTCGTCAAACTGTAAGCCAATCTGTGCAAGTTGAAGTATTGCTTGACCCTTCATTTCGTCATTATATGTGTATCCGCGAACATTTCCTCTAGTAGCATAACGTTCACATAGTTTAATCCACATATTAGCTAGTGTAGCAGTAGCCTGTCCTTCAGATTTAGTAAAATGACCATTTTCCATACCGCCAACCCAATGTGACTTACCAACTACAATTAACTCGTCGTCTTCGTTAAATTTATAGTGTTGGTATGGAGGAAAGTTAAGTTTAACCTTAGTATCTGCTATAGTTTTAGGATTCTTCTTACGACCAAACTCTTCTGGAATATGATCAAACATCATGATCCTAAAAATTAACTCTCCTTTTGTTATTTTCTTGTAATCTACTTCGCACTCTGCAAGTTTTACTTTAATACCATCTTTTTTCTTTTGATTATAGTCAGCAAGGCCTAAGCGTTTAGCTTTATTCCGCTTTGCTTCGGCAATAGTTCGAATATTAATCTTATCTACACTAAGCAAAATTATATCATATTGATGATGCGTGGTTTCTGTGTAACTACTAAACGCACTCTTTGACTTGTGTATTTCGGATAATATATCCTTGTTGTTTAAATAATTTACTTTTTTCATTTTATCTCCAGGTTATACTCTATTATAAACTATGTACTTAACTTTGTCAACTAAATACTGTATAGGAGTAACCAAAATTATGGAATTTGATTTACCAAACAAAATGCAAGCACCCGGCGGGCAATTAGCAGATGCTGCAGCTTCTGCAGTTAAGGCATTTGCTGGATCAGAAAATATATTAGCAAATGGCTTTGGCGCTTTTACTGGCGTCAAACAACGTGTATCGGATTTTTTATCCGATACAGGCTTTGGAAAAGCTCTACGAACAATGAACTTATTGCCCGGCGCTAATCCCACAGTTAAAATTCCAATGGCTGGCAATTGGGGAACATCAACTGAATATGATTGGCGTGTAAAATTAAGTGTTCCGTCTACGATGGAAAGTAGTCCTTTATTAGCTCCGTTAGCTGAAACTGGCGGAATGGTATTCCCATATACTCCTAGTTTAGCAATGCAACATGATGCTTCATATCAACAAGTCACCCCTGTACATAGTAATTATCCTTATTTTGCTTATCAGAACTCGGATCCGAAAGCAATGGTTATATCAGGACACTTTTTAATTGAAAATGCATTAGAAGGAGAATATTGGATTGCAGTTGTACACTATTTAAGATCTATAACAAAAATGGCATATGGAAATACAAGCAATCAAGGTTCTCCTCCTCCGTTAGTAAAATTAACAGGGTACGGAGATTATGTTTTACCAGATGTGCCGGTTGTAATTACAAACTTTACAGTTACATTAGAACCTGATGTTGATTATATGAAAGTACCGATTGGAAAGCAAGGATCTTGGGTACCAACTTCAAGTATAATTTCAGTAACATGTCAACCAATTTATAGCAGACGAAAAGTAGCAAGATTTAGCTTAGATAGTTTTGTTAACGGTAGCAGTCTTTACGACGGAGATGGGTTTATTTAATGGCTATATACAGTAACGAAAGTCCTTATGCTAATACAGAAATAGTTAATGGACAATATCTAGGATTTTTAAAAATTAGACCGGTTCCTGCGTACGATGATGATATAGTGTACACTATTGAAACTCAATATCAGCATAGACCGGATCTGTTAGCATATGATTTGTACGGCTCAACAAAACTATGGTGGGTATTTGCTCAAAGAAATATGGATACTCTTAAAGATCCTGTTTATGACATGACAGTTGGGACGCAAATCTACTTGCCACAAGGTTCAAGATTAACTGAAACACTAGGAGGATAATTTATGTTACCTTTTAATATTGCAAATTCTGTTAATATTGATATAAACGGATTAAAAAGTGCCGTTGAAGGTTCAGCAAATGAAATTAAAGGGGCAATAGAATCTTTTAATACAGGCCTAGGAACCAATGTATCACAAGTAGCTTCGAGTTTACTATCAAGTCAGTTTAGTGGGATTGACACAGGCTTCCAAGGAATATTATCATCAGCACCAACTTCTGCTTTTGGCAGACCTCCGTTTGCAAACCCTTTAGAGAAGTATGCAAGTGTTAACTATGTATTTACGTTATCATGCTTATCAGTTGACGATTTAAATAGACCTGATTCTAGTTATAGATTACACGGACCAACAAATATTATTTGCCGATCTGGCGGTTCTGGACAAGTAAAAGTGCAAACAGCAACAGAACGAGGAAAAGGGCCTATTGAGTTTTACATTGATGATGTTGAAATTGAATCAGTTATTACGCATGGTAAAGGAACTAAGCAAGCTGACGCAATTGGCGGCTCATTTAAAATATTTGAACCCTATAGTATGGGAATGTTTTATGAAACATTACAAGTTGCAGCATTAAAAAGCGGCCATAAAAATTATATACAATCTCCATTTTTATTAACCCTGCAATTTAAGGGGTATGACGATAACGGAAATGTAAGTTTAGCCTCGGGTTCAACAAGACTAATGCCAATTAAAATTATTAACAGTGTTTTTAATGTAACTGAACAAGGAAGTACGTACGAAGTTGAGTTTGTAAAATATAACGATCAAGCATTTGGAGATCAGGTACAGGCAGCTAAAACTGATTTAAATTTATCTGGTAAGACTGTACAAGAAATCCTTCAATCAGGAGGAAACAGTTTATCTAGTGTATTAAATACTCGACTACTTAAAAGCAAGGAAGCAAAGCAAGTTAACAAAGTAGACCAATATATAGTAATGTTTCCTACTAAACGCAGTAGTGCTGATGAAGCAATATTAGGAAAACCAAACGATGCAGCAACAGGCGCAACAACTTCGGGAAAGACCTCAGAGGGGCAAGTAAAAGAACTTAGTCAAGAAAGAAAACAAGAAATTTTTGAGAGCATTGCTGGAATACAAGCAGGAAACGTTCCAGAAAACTTTGACGAAAATTTAAGTAAAGCATTAGGAATTGTAATACAGCGTGGAGAAGTAGGAGAAGCAATTAGAACATATGCAGAAAATCCTGAAAATGTTAATGCCATAGGAAAAGCAGCAATCACTAAATCTGCAAATGATTCGGGCGAAGTGCCACAAACAAGCCCTAATCTTTGTGAAGTAGAAAACGGAGTAGTTTGTAGAGCTAAAGTACAAATACCCGCTACTACTAGATCTTTTCAATTTAAAGCAGGTGAGAAGATACAAAATATAATTGAACAAACAATACTAGCTAGTGACTGGGGTCGAAAAATAAGTGAAAGATTGAACGCTCCAGACGCAAATAATATGGTTGACTGGTTTAAAATTGAATCACAGGTTTATGAACAAGCAGATGCAAAAACAGTTAATGCTACTGGACAAAATCCAAAAGTTTATGTTTATCGAATAGTTCCATTTAAAGTAAATGCTTCTCGATTTGCTTCGCCTAGTAAACCAACTCCTGGAATTGCAAGTTTAAAATTACAAGCTGCTAAGGAATATAATTATATCTATACAGGAAAAAATAAAGATATAATAGATTTTGATATACAGTTTGATGCTGCATTTTTTGTAGGTATTGGAGCACAAAAAGGCCAAGCGTCAAAAGATAGTAAAACAGCTACACAATCCTCTAAAGTAGCTGGCGACGCTGAATCTCCTAATAAATTAAACCCAGGCGACCAAAATACGTTTTCGAGTTCAGGAATGACACAATCAAAAGAAATTGATAAAAAACCAGCCTCTCAAGTTGGTGGTGGACAGGAATGGAGCGAAACACAAGTTGCTCGGCAATTTAATGATGCATTGTTAGATAGCCAAGCAGACTTAATAGAGGTTGAGTTAAAAATTTGGGGAGATCCATTTTGGATAAATGATAGTGGCGCTGGCAATTATACAGCTAGGCCAACTTCGTTTATTAATATAACCGAAGACGGCAGTGTTGATACCCAAAGTTCAGAAGTTGATCTTATGTTAAATTTTAGAACACCGTTTGATATTGACGATAGTGGTTGGATGGATTTTGGAGGAGTTAGTGCGCCGACCAAAGCCTTTAGTGGCCTTTACCAGTGTGTGGGGGTAGTTAGTAGTTTTTCTAGTGGAAAATTTGAACAAACTTTAAGTTTAATTAGACGAAGAAATCAAGAAACTGATATTAAGGCAGTTGCATCAAAATCAGGTAATGCATTAATAGGTGCAGGTGGCGCAGATAATATAATTGATAAAGTTAGAGGAATCTTTACGTAATGGGAGAAACAAGAACAAATAAAGAACAGTTTGTTGGCCCAGGCCCGTTTTTAGCAAAAATAGTTAGCCACATTGACACGAAGTTTATGGGCGGATTAGAAGTTGAACTTTTAAAAATAATTGAAGAAGGTAATAATACTTTAACATCTGGACAAACTGCACAAGTAAAATATTTACCAGGTTTTTACGGAGTAACTCCGTCTATCGGAACTAGTGATAATGAAGGATATTCTCATTCACAACAAAGCTACGGAATGTGGGCAGTACCGCCTGACATTGGAAATATAGTCCTGGTAATGTTTATTGAGGTTAATCGTTCGCAAGGGTTTTGGCTAGGAGTTGTACCTGATGAATATATGAATTTTATGATTCCAGGTAATGCTTCGACTACGTACAATGATAAAGATAAAACAAAGAACTTACCAGTTGGAGAATATAATAAAAAATTAAAAAAACATAAAGGCGGCGATCCTACACAGCTAATAAAACCGGTTAATACAGACTTTCAAACAGCACTAATTAATCCAGGTCTAATTGAAGATAATACTAGAGGCTTATCATCATCTAGTGCTAGAAGAGAAGTTCCTAGTATGGTGTTTGGATGGAATACCCCTGGACCGTACGATCGTAGACCTGGCGCACCAAAAATTAATTATGGTAACGTAGGAACCCAAACACAAGTAGCTTCTAGTAGATTAGGCGGATCTTCGTTTGTTATGGATGACGGTGATAGTTCTTTCTTACGTAAAGGGCCAGCAGGAACAAAGAAATCAGAATATGCAGCAGTAGAGAAAAAAGAAAAAGGTGGCTCCCCAACTCTGCCACAGAATGAATTAATTCGATTAAAAACAAGAACTGG